TCAAGAGCAGGCTTGATCGCCCGCGTTCACCGGTCCTGGCATCCGTTGGCTGTCACTGGCAAGTCGGGGATGTGCCTGTCGTCCGGCCTCAACCGGACTTCGGGCACTCCCTGACAGCCGAGCAGGGGGCGCGAAAGAGGTTCGTCTCCGCGAACCTTGCGCCTGATGCCGAGTTCCTACGGGGACTTGGCCACTTCGTCAAACGCTTCCTGGAAACTAAAATGAAGCCCCTTCCACACTGGACCGATGTGTCATATCTGACCTGGCGGCGTCAGATCAATCATCCAGAGTGGCGAAAGAAGCAGTTCGACGAAGCGTACGAGCGGTTCTTGCAAGAGGGCCTGCTCGCGAAAGATGCGAAGGTCAAATCTTTCGTCAAGCGCGAACAATATCCCGAGTACAAATACGCTCGGGACATCAATTCTCGCTCCGATAAGTTCAAGGTTTACAGTGGGCCTATTTTCCGCGCAATCGAGAAGTCTCTCTTTTCGATGGACTACTTCATTAAGAAGATTCCAGTCGCGGACAGGCCCGCTTACATCCTTGAACTTTTGGGGTCCGGACAAGGGAAATTCGTTGCTACGGATTACACGTCCTTTGAAGCCCTCTTCACGGAGGAAATCATGAGGACAGTGGAAATGCAGCTGTACGAATACATGGTCCGAGACATCCCAGGAGGTCAAGAATGGTTCAGCACGATCAGCCGAATCCTTCTGGGCGAGAACATCTGCTGGTTCAGGGACTTTTCGATCAAGACCCGTGCCCGGCGGATGAGCGGAGAAATGTGCACCTCCTTGGGGAACTCGTTCTCCAATCTGATGTTCATGCTGTATGTCTGCGAGTCTTTGGGCTCGACGTGCGTCGGCGTGGTCGAGGGTGATGACGGTCTGTTCCGTGTGAACGGTCCTGTCCCCACGGCTAATGACTTTGCCCGCCTCGGGTTGAGGATCAAGCTTGTCGAACATGACGAGATTTCGACCGCGTCTTTCTGCGGTCTCATCTTCGACCCGACCGACAGAGTCAACATCAGAGACCCTCGCGATGTCCTTGCCGATTTCGCTTGGGTCGACTCCCGATATGCGAGAAGTCGAAATTCGAAACTGAAGACGCTCCTTCGTTGCAAAGCGTTGTCGTTGGCCCACCAGTATCCCGGATGTCCCATTATTTCGGAGCTGGCTCAGTACGGGCTGCGGGTGACGTCGGGCATCGAGGTTGAACACTTCGTTCGGAATTCACCGAACCTCGGTTGGTGGGACCGAGAGATCCTTCTTGCAGTTCTTCACAAGAACATCCCGCATCGGGAACCTCCAGATAACACGAGGGAATTGGTGGCCAGGCTGTATGACATCCCTGTGGACGTGCAGAAGTCAATTGAGACTGAGCTTTCCCGCATGGACACTCTGCATCCAATCCGGCTTGACTCGCTGGAACCAAAGCCCGCGTGGTTGCATTACGGGAATCACTATGTGCATCCCTGCGACTGGAGAAAAAGACTCGGTTTTCCGGGTCCGCATCCCTCTATGCGAGCAGCTCCCACAGCTG